TATAGACCAGAGGTCTTAGGTGGACTTGGTGGTTTTAATGGTATGATGAGAATACCTTCTGGATATGAAAGTCCTATATTAGTTTCTGGTGCTGATGGTGTAGGAACTAAATCTAAATTATCATCATTATATAATAGGTCGTTTGATATTGGTATAGACCTTGTTGCGATGTGTGTGAATGATGTAATCACATGCGGAGCAGAACCCTTATATTTTCTTGATTATATTTCTTGCCCAAAGGTTAAGGATAATCAAAAAATATTTAATGTAATTGCTGGAATTGCTAAAGGTTGTAGTCAAGCAGGATGTACTTTGCTTGGTGGAGAAACAGCAGAGCATGCACAAGTTAATGCTCTTACTCCCGATTATGATCTTGCTGGATTTTGTACTGGTGTAGTAGAGGAAAAGAAAATTATAGATGGATCTTCTATCAAACCCTCTGATAGAATTATTGGATTAGCAAGTAATGGTGTTCATGCTAATGGATTTACTTTGATTCGTTATTTAACAAGTCGTTTGAAGTTGAAAGTAGATGAATATCCAGAATTACTTGATCCTACTAGAATCTATGCTCCTGTAGTAAAACGCTTATTAGGCGAGGTTGAAGAGGTTTATGGTATGGCACATATAACTGGAGGAGGAATCCCTGAGAACCTTCCTAGATGCCTTCCAGAAGGGATGAAAGCACATGTCGATTGGAATGCTTGGAGTGTTCCAGATATCTTCCTAGAGATCCAACGTCAGGGTAATGTTGATGAATTAGAGATGAGAAGAGTGTTTAATTTGGGTATTGGATATTGTGTAGTTGTTCCTGCTAATCGTGTGGAATTAACTATGGACATTATTAGGGATGAAGGTATAAAGTGTTGGGAAATAGGAGAGATTTATAATGGGTGCTAGTATATCTATTAATTTAGGACACGATTCATCAATAACTGTTATTGAAGATGGTAAAATCGTTGTTCATTTACAAGAAGAACGTTTTAACCATTTAAAACATACTACTGTTCCTATATTATGTACTAATGAATTATCAAAGTATATTAATAAGATAGATAATATTCGATTTCATCATTTATATCCTATAACAGCAGAACCTACTTATATACTATCTTATCTTAATTTTATATCTAGTATTGATTGTAATATACCATTTTTTATGGATAGTACATTTCATAAAGAGAATATGTATAGATCACATCATGATTTACATGCTACAGGTGCTTTCTTTCATTCTGGATTTGATGATGCTACAGTTATTGTTATAGATGGTGGAGGTTATACTCATGATTATGGAAAAGAAAATCTATCAATATATCAATGTCGTACAGATGAATTAAATATTTTACATAGAAAAATTGTTGGTGATGGTGGTACAATAAAAACAGATTTAAAATTTATTGATCCTGCAACTAATGTTGGTGCTGGTATGGCATACGAAGCGATTACTAGATTTGTTGGATTTAATGGTTTAGATTGTGGTAAAACTATGGGTCTTTCTGCCTATGGTAAAGAAAATAAAGATGTTGATCCAATACTAACTATTGATGATCATGCTAATAAATCATGTAAACCTAATTGGACTAATTTGGGAATGAATGAAGCTAATTATCATTCTATTGGTGAATGTAAAATTCCTAAAGAAGATCTTGCTTATAGGATTCAAAAAGATTATGAGGATTATTTAATATGGATTTGTAATAAAGCTTTGGAAATGGGTAGTGGTAATAATTTAGTATTATCTGGGGGTTGTGCTTTAAATTGTGTTGCTAATTATAAGTTGTTAAAATCTTTGCCTAGTAATATTAATCTTTATGTTGATCCAACTTGCGATGATTCTGGAATTACAATTGGTGGTGCTATATCAGATGTTGGTGGTAATGGTAATTTTAAATTAGATACTTTATATCTCGGTGGTCAGTTACAATATCATTGCGAATTAAGGGATAATGAAATTGAAATTGATGTAAATGCAAGTGATGTTGCTAAACTTATAAGTGAGGGTAATATAGTTGCTATTGCTCAAGGTAGAAGTGAAATTGGACCTAGAGCACTTGGTAATAGATCAATTTTATTTGATCCTAGAGTTAAAGATGGTAAAGATATTGTGAATAGAGTAAAGAAAAGAGAATACTTTAGACCGTTTGCTGGAACTGTTTTAAAGGAATATGCTAGAGATTGGTTTGATATGGATAGACTTGACGAAAGCCCTTTTATGATGTATGCTGTTGATGTATTACCTCATAAAATAGATGAAATTCCATCTATAGTACATGTAGATGGAACCTGTAGGATACAGACAGTTACTTCAGAACAGAATAAAAATTATTATGATTTGATTTCTGAGTTTTATAAATTAACTGGAGTTCCTATTCTTTTTAATACTTCATTTAATCTTGCTGGTGATACTATGGTTGAAACTATTGATGATGCATTTAGAACTATACGAAATAGTGAAATAAATTATATGTATCTTCCAGAAATTGGTAAATTAATTCAAACTATTTAAAATGTCTATTAAATTAACTCTTTTAAAATCTGGAGAGACTTTAATTTCAGATTTAAAAGAAGTTGTTGCTGATGTAAATCAAGATAAACCAACTGCTTTTATTTTAGAAAATCCCCATTTAGTTGATACTAAAAAGAAAGACGGTGGTAAATTTGATGTTATATTATCACCTTGGTTGGTACTATCAAAAGATACATCTATGGTTATTCCTACAGACTGGGTTGTAACAATAGTTGATCCACATGATAGTGTTAGTAAAATGTTTATAGATAAAGCTAAAGTATTAAATCTTGAGGAACAAGAAGATGGCAATTAAATGTGTATTACTTGATGCGAATAATACTCTCATTACAGAAGTTGAAGAGATAATGGCAGAACCAGGTGAACCAGATTGTAAGTTTATTAATCCATATCTATTCAATTCTGTAGATAATATGAAACCTTGGTTAGAAGCTTCCAATCAGACGGAATTTATGCTAAGATCAGAAGACATTCTTACTATTGCCGAACCTACGGAGGAGGTAATTAAGAAATATAAAGAACACACTTTATAATGCGATTTTATACAAACGTTCAGATGGTTGGAGACAACTTCTTGGTTCGTGGTTACGAAGATGGAAAACACTTTGCAACCCGTGAGAAGTTCTACCCAACCCTTTTTGTTGATTCAAAAAAGAAAACAAAATATAGAACTCTAACAGGCGAATTTGTAGAAGCAATTGAGCCAGGTACGGTTAGGGAAAGTAGGGACTTTATAAAGAGATATGATGGTATAGAGAATTTTAATGTTTATGGGAATGAGAGATTCATATATCAGTACATTTCTGAAAGATATCCAGAGCAAGAATTAAAGTTTGATATTGATAAAATTAAATTAGTTACTCTTGATATTGAGGTCAAGTCTGAGAAGGGATTCCCTGATGTAGAATCTTGTGCTGAAGAGATACTTCTTATATCAATACAGGATTATACAACTAAACAGATTATAACTTGGGGTCAAGGACCTTTTAAGAATAAGCAGAAGAATGTTTTATACAAATCATTCCGAACAGAGTATGAACTTCTAAATGATTTCATAAACTGGTGGATGATTGAGACAAATACACCAGAAGTTATTACTGGATGGAATAGTAAGTTATATGATATTCCATATATGTGCCGTAGGATAGATCGTATTCTTGGTGAGAAGTTAAAGAAGCGTATGTCTCCTTGGGGTCTTGTTACTGAGGATACAACTGTTATTATGGGCAGAGAACATATTACCTATGATATTGGTGGTGTATCTCAATTAGATTATCTAGATCTCTATAAGAAGTTTACTTATAAGGCACAGGAATCCTATCGATTGGATTATATTGCCAGCGTAGAATTGGGACAAAAGAAGTTAGATCACTCTGAGTTTGATACCTTCAAGGACTTCTATACTAATGGGTGGCAAAAGTTTGTAGAGTATAATATAATTGACGTAGAACTTGTTGACCGTTTGGAAAGCAAGATGAAGTTGATTGAACTTGCCCTTACTATGGCATA